AAGACTTCTAAAAAACCAAAACCACGCGAGTGGATCGAACACTATTTTGTTCAATGTATGGCATATGGTTGTATGCTTTACGAACTGACTGGTATTCCAGTTAAAAAACTTGTAATCATTATGGCTTGCGAAAATGGAGAATGCGTCGTCTATGAAGAAAGAGACAAAACAAAATACATCAAACTACTCACCGAATACATTAGAGAGTTTGTTAGAGATAAACTGGAATCATATGGAACCAAATAAGGAATTAGAACAAGTTATAGAAAATAAGTTTCTTACACCTTCCAAGTTTGCTCTAGAAATAGAGAATATTGTTGCAAGGGAAAAATGCAACTATATTGATGGTATAGTAATGTACTGCGAATATAATAGCATTGAAATTGAATCGGTCACTAAACTTATTTCTAAACCACTTAAAGAAAAACTTAAAAATGATGCGATTAATTTAAATTTTATGAAACGCACTTCGAGAGCAAAATTGCCTTTATAATTGTGTCACCATTTGAAACTTATCAACATTATTTGTCACTTAAAAATCATTTCACAAACCCAAAATACGACTTCTTTAAATACGGTGCGAAGACCCGTGCTAGTATCACTTCATTCAACAAACGTCGTGACAAATACTGGTTCGAAAAAACTTCGAGAAAGTATTCTGATAAAGAAGTCGTAGATTTTCTTGTATCAAACTTTGTAGCAGCAGACACCCCTGGTAACTTATGGATTGGGGAAATTATCAATTCTGGAGAAAGGACTTACGCAGATTGGATGCGAAGACAACAGAGTTTGACTTACTTATTCAAGGAACAAAGCAACGAATTCTTCTTGGAGACCAAATTAGAGGATGCCTTGAATTGTTCCAAAGGGCATCCACCAGTCCTCAAAAAGTTTCTAAGCGGGCAATTATCACTAGAAACCTTAGTAATTTACGACAAAATATTTGGTTTCTCAAAAACTTTTGATAAAAAACTTTTGGATCCAGTGTGGGAAACCGTAAGTTTAAAAATTCGCAAGTACAATCCATTTCTAAATATTGACGTGTTCTCTTATAAAAAAATTTTACGGGAAATTGTAAATGAGTAACTTTTTTGATTCTGATATTATTCAAGATGAACTGAAAGAAATCAATCAGTTGCAAGAGCAAATTTACGGAAGTATTTTGACTTTTGGTATGATGTCCCGCGAAACTAAACTGGAACACATTGAAAAACTTGAACTCTTGCTAGAAAAGCAAAGAGTGATGTATACTAGGTTGTCTCTTTCGGACGACCCCAAAGCGGTTGAGATGAAAGAGAACCTACGCAAGTCAGTTGCCCTGATGGGATTCCCACCAGAAACTGATATGAATATATTATTTGGTAGTATGACTAAAACGATTCAATCCCTCAAAGATTACATTGACAATTGAGGAAATCCCTGTTATACTATCCGAGTAATCCAACAAATCCAAATTTATCCGAGGTATCCAAATGGCATTTGCCGATCTTAAAAAACAGTCTAAACTTGGTTCTCTCACCGCAAAACTGGTGAAAGAAGTTGAAAAAATGAATACAAGTGGGTCAGGTTCTTCTGACGAACGTTTCTGGAAACTTGAGTGTGATAAAGCAAACAATGGTTATGCTGTAATTCGTTTCCTCCCTGCTCCTGATGGTGAAGATCTACCATTTGTGAAGGTTTATAGTCACGCATTCCAAGGTCCTGGTGGTTGGTTGATCGACCAATGCTTGACTACTGTAAATCAGAAATGCCCAGTGTGTGAGCATAACTCTGGTCTCTGGAATAATGGCACTGATGCTGGTAAAGAAGTTGCTCGTAAGCAGAAACGCAAACTGACTTATGTAAGTAATGTCTATGTTGTGAAAGATCCTGCCAATCCTGAGAACGAAGGTAAAGTCTTTCTCTTCAAGTATGGTAAAAAGATCTTTGATAAACTTACTGAAGCAATGCAACCTGAGTTTGAGGACGAGGAAGCAATCGATCCGTTTGACTTCTGGCAGGGTGCTAATTTCAAACTGAAGGCAAAGAACGTTGCTGGTTATCGTAACTATGATTCCAGTGAGTTTGCTCCTCAGGGTGCTCTTCTGGATGATGATGACGCTCTGGAAGCATTGTGGAAGAAGCAGTATTCTCTCACTGAGTTTGTTTCTCCCGATCAGTTCAAGACTTATGAAGAACTGAAAGCACGTCTTCATTCTGTGCTTGGATCTAAAGGGTCTGCCCGTCTTGATGAGGAAGTTGAGTCTGAAGAAGAATACACTCGTGGTTCTACCAAGGAACTTACCGATGATCTTCGTTCTGAACTCAAGAATCTAACTCCTACTCGTTCTTCTTCTTATGATGAAGACGATGAAGATGATACTCTAAGTTACTTTGCAAAACTTGCTGAGTGATGTGTATAGGGAGGAAATCTCCTCCCTTAAAATGGAATTGAGACCTTAGTATTTTCTGTCTTAATTAATGTATCATTTACATATTGCGATGATTTATCATAAATCATCGCTTTTCTTGTATCATTGATAACTTGCTGTAGGTATCTCGGTTTTAATACATAGATACTTCTTTTTTCATTATTCTTTAGCACTTCGTATTCATAGTTACTTACTCCTACAATAGGATCTGCAATAAGAATCACATCTTCTCCCAGTCTTGTAGCATCATTTGTGTACAGAGTTTGATTGTCATAGTAATAAATGTTAAAGTCAGCATCAACAATTTGACCTGCAGGAAGAATTAATCGGTCTTCTGAATCTCTAACTTCTTTAGTCTCATAATGATGAATTGCATTTAAGTCATTGCCATAGATTGATTCTGCATAATCGTATACTTGTTTATCAGAAAGTGGCCATTGATCTCTGAGTCTTGTGATTCCCGCTGATACAATTACAACCCAATCATATTGAACACTACCATAAAGTTCTTGAGACACTAATTCTGGTCTTGACCCATCTGGAATCTGATACTTATCAAAAACAGTAAAGACATTTTGTAAGTCATCACGAAGTTTTACTCTACGGAACAGATTCTTAACAATCAAATATTGATCCGATGAATTAGAATCTGATAAGAATGATTGATATTCTAAGTTTGGAAGTTCTCTGAAGTAAGTCATTAGTATCCAACTCCGTATTTGCCTTCTTCTGTTTCGTAATCTTCTGCATAAATCGGACTCAGTTCTTGGAACTGTAAAGTCAATTGCATATGAACTGGAGTTGCATCTGCATATGTTGCATATTGTGCAGAACCATTATAATTAACGCTCATTTGCGTTAGAGCACATGGTTTAAAACGATGTAAAAATGGATGATGCTTTCCTCCACTCATATATTCTAATTTAAAAACATTTGGTGCTGAGACAAAAAGACCACTTCCATTTACATCTGGTCTTCCTTTTTGAGGAGTCATGTTCTTTTTCAAAGTTCGAATTATGGTTTTAACTGTATCTGATTCATTTTTATACCTTGGAACCATGTCAAATGTAAAATTAAATGCTGGACGCATTGTTACGCCATTAAATAACAATTCTACATTTTCATTAAATACTTGTCCTGTTGCTCTTGAAATAATTTGATTAATGTTTCCTTGCCCTGTTGCTGCTTGAACTGCAGCCGCAGCAGTTCCTGCAGCAATCGCTGATTGTCCTTCTCCAGTTTCAGTAACAGATCCTATATTTTGAAGTAACTTAGTAATAGATTGTCCGAGTGATGCTGCGACATTATTGCTTAAAACGGCAGCATTTGCTCCGGCAGCAAGTCCAGCAGTAATTGGATTCAAAGTTCCAGATTGCCATTCAGCAGCATTGTTATCTTGAATTGTTGCTGGCATTGGTAGAATAATAGTTGCCAATGAGGTTTTAATGCTTCCAGTTTGTCTTAATGCTTCTTCTGTTGTTCTTAAAGCAAATCCTCCAGTTAAATTTAAACTAGGATATTCATATTTTAGGACTTGAATTTTAAAATAATCATCTTGTGGCCCAATATTACTAAGAGGATATCTTAATGTTCCTGCCATTTACTTTTTTAACTATTTATTGTCAATTTCTTACAATTTTTCCATAAGGAACTGATTTTAAAGTATTATATTCTTGTGGTGTCAATTCATACAAACCACTTACTAATCTATCACCATCTACAGTATTATATTGTCTTATTTTTCCCCAATGATAATTAAAAGCGCGGAATCCTTTTGGTAATATGTCTCCAGCAATAATTAATGGGTGGCGATCATAGCGTATTTTTGGAGTTGCAGCATAATAGACGTAAGTGTAATACTTACCTGGAACTGGAAAATTTCTTTTTGTATCACTTGCAATTGTTAGAATTTCATCCATTAATTCTTCAGGAGTTTCATTTCCAAATAGAGATTCTTTAAATTTTGAAAATCTATTTCCTCCACGATTAGTTCCTGGTAATTTGGGAGAATTTGGATTGGAACTTTTATAGTCATGGTCATTTTTGATTAAACTAATCAGTTGAGTTTTGTTTAATCTTTGATACCCATCAATTCGACCTTGACCAGTTGCTGTCGTATAATATATGCTGTATTTCTCAGCAATTTCAACTAATTCATTTTTAGTATAATCTTCTAATCTTTTTTCGTATCCTGTGAGTGCCATTACTTGATACCTAATTCATGCTCGGTGATTACTTTGAACTCATATCCATTATCAGCACACCATTCTCTTGCAGATTCCCATTTTGATTGGTTTTTAGCGTACTCATAGACTTCAGAAATATACTTCTGAGTTTGTCTTTTTGGTTTTGGAGGTGGAACAGTTTGCTTGGATGGTTTAATCTCAATCATATATTTTTTGATACTACCATCGGACTCTTTGACTTTGATGAGGAAGTCTGGAAAGTATCTGTGAATCTTTCCGTCTAATGGGGAACGATAGGGGACACATTTTTCTTCCGATGACCATTCAATTATTTTTTCATTTGTATCACAGTAAACACAAAACTTTCTCTCCCATAAAGATCTGTATATAATGTTAGTTACATCTCCATGATACTTATCTGGAAAGGATGGTTTATATTTTCCTTTATATGACATCTAAATACTTACAACAAGAAACTCATAATAGGTATTTAGAGTGGCAAAACCACGTAGAATATCAGATATCAAACCACTATTTACAAATCTTGCACAAACTTCTCATTATGAGGTTAAGTTTGGTGGACTTCCTGGAGAATTAATAAGTTATTTGAGAACTAGGGGAGTATCATCAAGATTTATTGCTGAAGATGCTGGACTTTTGTGCCATAATGCTGTTCTCCCAACAACTCAACTTGCAACTGTAGATATTTCTGGAAATTATATTGGTATTACTGAAACTTTTGCTCATAAAAGAATCTATCAGGATATAAGTCTTGAATTCTATGTTGACAAGAATTACAATACATTAAAATTCTTGGAGCATTGGATGGAATTCATTGCGAGTGGATCATCAAATCCAATCAATGGAAATAATTTACCAATTAATAGTAATGTTGATAGAGGTTATTTCATAAGGATGCAGTATCCAGAATATTATAAGTCAAATAAAACTAGAATTATTAAATTTGATCGTGACTATCAAAGAGAAATAGAATATACTTTTATTGGATTATATCCATATAATATTGCATCCATGCCAGTTTCTTATGGACAATCTGATGTATTAAAGATGCAAGTAACATTCAAAATTGATCGTTATGTAATTGGAAAATCTTATAGTGTGAACTTTAATAGAAATGAAGATGGTAATAAACTTCCTTCTCAACCACAACCACAACCAGTTTCTCAACCGAGACCAAGATTAGTTCCAAGATCTCCTGGATCTATTCCATCAAATGGAGTAGAACTATTTCCTTTTGACAAAACTTTGACAGAATCTCTTTATGGATCGACAAATAACAGATAAATAATTTTATCATATTTGTAATGGTTATTATAAATATTAATGCCTGAACTGGTGGTTCTTTTCAGGAAGAATGGGAGCAGAAATGCTCCTTTCCTAATATAAATAATATTAACCACCAGTTTAAGAGCAGTTATGCAACCTCGTATATACACATATAAAATTACTTTTGAAGAAGTCCCTTATTATTACTATGGTAGTCATACTGAAAAAAAGTATGAAGAGTATTATATGGGTTCTGCAGTAACTCATAAATGGTGTTGGGAATTTTATACACCAAAAAAACAAATATTGGAATTATTTGATTCTAGAGAACATGCAAATAATGTAGAAAACAGATTAATTAAACAGGTAATTAATGATCCAAATTGTTTGAATGAAAATTGTGGAGGAATAATTTCAATAGAAATGTGTAAAAAGGGAGCAAAAATATTAGTTGAAAATAAGTTAGGAATACATTCAAGAACAAAAGAACAAATTGTACAAGATGGTAATAAAGGTAGAGAAACTCAAAAAAGATTAGGACTTGGTATATATGGGGTATCTACAGAAATTAGGCAGAAAAATGGTAAAAAATTAGCACAAAAAAATGTTGAAAGTGGTCATATACAAAATCTTGGAAAAAAATATGGAAAATTATTGTATGAAAATAATGCAGGAATGTTTGGAATAGGTAAGGAAGAAAAATATAAAGCAAGAAGTAAAGGTGGAAAGATTAGTGGAAATAAAGCATATGAAAATAAAACAGGTATTCATGCATTTTCAAAGGAACAGAGGCAAAATATAGGAAAGCAAAAATGGAAGTGTTTGGTTACTGGTTATATTTCAAATGCTCCTGGACTTTCGAATTATCAAAGAAAAAGAAATATTGATACTATATTGCGAATTAAAATTGAAGACTAAATATGTTTAAATGATTTGAATTAAAAAAATGGTTCTTCCAAAAATTGCAACTCCTTCGTATTCTTTAGAAATTCCATCTCTTAAAAAAGAAATTAAATATCGCCCTTTTCTTGTAAAAGAAGAAAAAATTCTGATCATTGCAATGGAGAGTGAAGATCCTAAGCAAATTGCAAACGCTGTTAAAACTGTAATTAATAATTGCATTTTAACTAAAGGAATTAAAGTTGAACAACTTGCAACTTTTGATATTGAATATTTGTTTCTTAACATTCGTGGAAAATCTGTTGGAGAAACGGTTGACGTTTTAATTACCTGTCCAGATGATGGAACAACACAGGTTCCAATAAGTGTTAATCTTGACGATATTCAAATTAGTGTTGATGAAAATCATTCAAGGGATATTAAACTTGATGATAATTTATCTTTGAGAATGAAATATCCATCAATGAATGAGTTTATTAAATCTAACTTTGGAAATGAGTTTACTATGAGTGTTGATGACACATTCAATCTTATTATTTCTTGCATGGAACAAGTATATAATGAAGAAGAGTCTTGGTCTGCATCAGATTGTACTCAAAAAGAATTGTCTGAGTTTATTGAACAATTGAGTTCAAAACAATTTAAGCATCTTGAAAGTTTCTTTTCAACAATGCCTAAACTTTCTCATACTCTAAAAATTAAAAATCCTAATACCGGTGTAGAAAGTGAAGTATTGCTGGAAGGACTATCAAGTTTTTTCGCCTAGTTCTTTCACATGAGAATCTTGAATCATTTTATAAGACAAACTTTTCTTTGATTCAGCATCACGGTTGGTCTCTTACTGAAATTAATGAAATGATTCCATGGGAAAGAGAAATTTATATTGCTCTTCTAAAACAATATATTGAAGAGGAAAATCTAAAAAATCAACGTTGATTTTTTAGATTTTTTAAACCCAAGATCCCAACCTTCTCCGGGACATAGGTATAAAATCTGTTAGGATTTACCATAAATTTACTCTTTAGTTGACTGCATTTGTATTTATATTACAAAGGAGAGGATTTCTCCTCTCCGACCCGTAGAGATTGCAGTCAACTTCAGGCAATTTTATTTATATAGTAATAAATAAGAATAATAGAAGACCAATCAAATGGCTGAGTTAGATCCCGAAAAAGTTGGTAGATCTGGTGTTGATCCAGTTACGGGATCTCCTTTGTCTCAAGAAGTTCGAACTGCTCTTTTAAAAAAATCTACTATTGATGCATCAGTTTTTCAAAATATTGAGAACAGAAGAGCACAATCTGATGCACAAAATGCAGAATTATCCAGAGGACAGGAGCAAGCCCTCTTAGGATTCAATTCGACTCTCCAAGCGATAAGAACCGATATTGTAAAATTAGGAACTGGTCTTTCTGGTATTGCTCTTCTTCTCCAACAAGATGCAACAGAAGATCGGAATAAAGTTAGAGTAGATCAAGAAAAGGAAAGATTATTAGCAGAAAGACAAATTAGAATTGGAAAAGAGAATGAAATAGAACAAAAAATTCAAAATGCAGTTGCTGAACCTGTACAAAAATTAGTTCCACAAGTAAATGATATTTTTGGTAGAATAGGAGCAGCCCTTGGAATTTTATTTGGTGGTTGGTTAACTAAACAAACAGTAGATGCAATAAAGGCATCTGAAGAAGGAAATACAAAACTTTTTAATGAAATTAGATTTAACATTCTTAAAAATGTTGGAATAGCAGTTGGTGGATTAATTGCTGTTAAAGTAGGATTTTCATTAATTACAAGAACGATTGCAGGTATTGCTTCAGGATTGACAAAATTATTAATCGCAAAACCTCTTGCACTTGCTGCAGCGTTGTTACCTAAAGGACCAAAACCTGGTGGTGCTCCACCAAGCGGAGGACCAAAACCTAGAGGGGGAGGTCCAGGATTAATTGGTGGTTTAATTAATGGTCTAACTGGATGGATGAACTGGATGAACGGGGAAAAAGTTGATGCTATATTATCAGCTTTAACTTTTGTTCCTGGTGGTGGAATATTTAGAGGAATTAGGGCAGTTGCGGGTGCAACTTATACATTAGATCAAATTGCAGAATTATTTGGTTCAAATCTTACTGGAGCAGATCCAAAATTATTACAGGAGAAGAAAAAAGAATTTGAAGATGCAAAAAGAAAAGAACAATTAAAAAAATCACCTGTTGCTTCCACAAAACCAACACCTTCACCAACACCACCAGCACCTCCTCCTCCTGCTCAACCACAAACTCCCATGATGGGTGAACAACCATCAACTCCTGCTCCATCTCAAGATATGGAAAAGAAATTTGAGCAGGCATGGCAATATCGCAATAATCCAATGGCACGAGGGAGAATTGAAGAATCTTGGAACAAAATGACACCAGATCAACAACAACAAGCAAAAACTTGGGCACAGACAAAGGGTTATGATTGGAATGAAATGAAATTGAAAGATTCTGCTAGTATGAATCAACCATCAAAAACTGAGGAGGCAAAAATAACTTCTGCACAAGTGACAATGCCACCTAAAGAACCTCAGCAAGTTGGTCAGTTACCAGAACCAAAACCATCTTTGACAATGATTAAGACATCAAGTGCTCAACAACAACCCAATCCTCCTTTAACTAATGGGGCACTGACAGATGTTCCTTTAATCAATTCTGCAAATCCTGATAATTTTTATGTCTTATATTCTCAGTTAAATTATAATGTGGTGATGTGATATGGCATTACTAGAATCTCTTAGAAATTCATCTATTAATATTCAAAATATTTCTAAGACTTTATCTGACACTAAGAAAAGTACATCATCAGTAAATGAATCTGTAGATAATATTTCAAGAATCGTTGCTACAAATACTAGAGTTAAGAGAGAGTTATTTGCAAGATCTGATATTTTAAGTTCTAGAAGAGAAGAAGCATCTAAAAGGCAAGAACTTGAGGATAGAATTGAATCTACAAGAGTATCAACATCTCCACAAGCAGGACTTTCATTTTTATCTAGAAGTGAAAAGGGACCTTTGGGAAGATTGTTGGGATTTTTAGGTTTTATTACTGCTGGTTGGATTGTAGAAAATCTGCCAACATGGATTTTCATGGGTCAGGAATTTATATCTAGAATTTATTCTTTTGGAAGATCCATGTATGGTATGGTGAATAGTATGCAAGTTATAATTAAATCTTTTGGTCAGACTTTGGGATATTCATTAGATGCAATTGTTCGTTTAGATTTTGATGAATTTGCTGGAGAAGGAACTGTTGCAAGGTCCTTTGAAGAATTAAATCTTTCTATTAAGGATTTAGGAACTAATATTACCGATACCTTTAAACTTTTTACAACACCACTGACAGAATCACTAGAAACTGGTGAGCAGGCACCAGCACTCGATGAAAAGCAACCAGATACAATGTTCCCTCCAATTCCTCAGGAAAGAGGTACATCTCCTATCACTCCTTTTACTGGACCAGAAACAACATCATCAGGGGTTCTTAATCCTCAAGCAGCTTACTCTCATTTAAGGCAAATGGGAATTTCACATATACATGCTTTGGGAATTTTGGCAAATATTCAAGGTGAAAGTAGTTTTAGAATTGGAGCAGATGAAAGTGGTAATGGATCTGCAGGTATTGGATTATTTCAATATACATACCCATCAAGAAAAAGAAGATTTTTACAAGCAGTCCCTGATTGGAGAAATAATTGGAAAGCACAAATAGATTATGCTATAAAAAATGATGAGAATACCCCATTATATCTAAAAAAACAATTTAGCAGTCCAGAAGAAGCAGCAGATAATTGGATGATACAGTGGGAAAACCCAGATAAAGCAGTTTATGGCCAAAGAAGAAGAACCCATAATGCTTTTATTAAATCATTTAGATCACCTACTAAAGAAAAAAACAATCAACCATCTAATACAATAATATCATCACCAAAACCTCAGGCATCACCACCACCCACACCATCTATTCCTGTAAATCCAAAAGTTGGTGATCGTCTTGGTGCTGGAAGAAATCATGGTGGAGTAGATTTGCAAGTTGCAATGGGAACTCCATTGAAAGCAATTTCTGATGGTGTTATTGTTGATTCTGATTACCAATCTGGTTGGGGTAACTTTTTAGTAATGAAAGATAATCTTGGAATTTATCATTTATATGGGCACATGCAATCTGGATATAAGCGTGGAGGTCCAGTCAAGAAAGGTGAAGTAATAGGAAAAGTTGGTATGACTGGAAGAACAACAGGACCTCATCTTCATTGGGAAGCAGGAACTGGATGGGATAAGTATCAATTATCCGGAAGATTTGATGCACTTACAAAATATAGCAAATTTGCACCATTTAATACTCAAGCAAGTAAAGAAACACCTGCACAAATCTCAGCACAACCAAAATCATCACAACCTTCTACAATTACACCTGAGAGAAAAGGATCTCAAATGCTTTTCATTGATGCTACTCAACCACAAGCACCTCAGACATCTTACCCATCTCAACAGCAACCATCTGTCACACCAACAATAAGTGAATTTAAACTGTTAAATAATTTTATTAAGAATAAACTTCTACTCGACTTAGCATACCTATAATGTCAATTAAAAAGTCCTTATACGATGAGTTAACTTTAGAATCAAATGATAGATCTAGGTCTATTGGTCTCATAGGTGGTGCAATTCTTTTCGAATATTATGAAGATATATTTTCCCCCACAATTACTGCAAAAATCAAAATAGTTGACAATGGAAATGTTATTGCTCCAGAAAGCAATCAAGATGGAGATAAACAGTCAATATATAATGGATTGCCTCTTAGAGGTGGAGAAAGACTTTCATTAAAAATTGCAGGAAATTCTGCAACAAATCCAGGATTAAATTTTTCCAAAAGAGTAGAAGATTACTTTTATGTCTCTAGTATTACTGATGTAATTGCAGAAACAAATAGGGAAACTTTTACACTTCATTTGGTTTCAAGAGAAGCAATCACAAATGAAACTGTAAGAGTAGGTAAAAAATTTAAAGTTGAAAATAAAATTAGTGATTCTGTAGAAAATATTTTAAAAGATTATTTAAAGACAAATAAAGTAGGAAAGATAGATAAGTCTTCAAATAAGTATGGATTTATTGGAAATTTAAGAAAACCTTTTACTCTTCTAATTTGGTTAGCATCAAAGGCAGTTCCAGAAAAATCTGGAAGTGGAACTGCAGGATTTTTATTCTATCAAACTCAAGACGGATTTCAATTTAGATCTATCGATGATTTGCTGGAACAAAGTCCAAAGGCAACATATACTTATACACAATCTCAAGATTCGTATGATGATAAGGAGTTGAAAGTAAACAATGATTTTAAAATTTTGAATTATCATGTTGAAAAAAATCAAAATTTACTTGAAAAATTAAAACTTGGCACTTATGCAAGTCATAGGATGTTTTTTAATCCATTAGATTTTTCTTTTTCTAATCCAGAAGAAGGAAAGTTTAAACTTGAAGATTATGCTGGAAAAACTAATAATCTTGGCAGTCAAATTAAACTACCACCCTTATCTGAAGGATCTGATTTAACATTAGGTGATGTGCCAACAAGAATCATAACTGCAGTTTATGATGTTGGTACAATAAATCCTGGTGTTTCAACTGCTATTAATTCTGATCAATCATTGTATCAATCACAGTCCTTAATGAGATATAATATTCTGTTCACTCAAACTTTAAATGTTGTCGTACCATCAAATACGAACTTAAGAGCAGGTGATGTGATTGAGTGCCAATTTCCAAAAATCACTCAATCTGATGCAAAAGAATATGACACCGAAACTAGTGGACTATATATGATTAAGGAACTGTGTCATCATTTTGATGTAAATAATTCATATACATCTATGAAACTGATAAGAGATACTTTCGGAGTTAAAAAGTAAAAATAAATGATAGACGAGTCACTTCTTAAAAGTAATTTTATCGGCAGAGATGGTTTTAGATGGTGGATTGGACAGATTCCACCCATCTCTGATATGGGAGGTCAAGTAGATGGTAAAGGATGGGGTAATAGATTTAAGGTAAGGATTATTGGATATCATCCCTATAGTGAAGAAGAACTTCCAAATGAGGATCTTCCTTGGGCACAGTGTTTGATTCCAACCACAGCAGGAAGTGGAGCAGCAAATGTGATGACTGGTGTGCAGTTACAACCAGGCGACACAGTTCTTGGATTCTTTTTAGATGGTGATAACGCTCAAATCCCAGTTATTCTAGCAACATTTGGAAGAACTTTTTCTGTTCCTTCAACGACTTATCAATCTCCTTTTGTTCCTTTTACTGGGTACTCTGAAAAAATTCAACCTACAAAAGTATCTCAAAATCAAACGAATGAAGTTAGAGTAGATTCAAATCCATCTCCTCCTAGTGTTACTCAACAACAAGCAGAAGCAATATCTCAAAAAGTAGGATATCAAGTTTTTTCAGAAAACTTTGCAATTGGAAATAAAGTCCCTTTAGCAAATACTATCAAAAATACAAGGATTGATAAGATTCAATCTATAGTAAAAAATCTTATTCGTAAAATAAAAAATCTTCAGGGAAGTGTTGAAAAAATAAATCAAGTAATTCGCCAAGCAGCGGACAAAATTGTTACCTTGTGTAATGATTTAATTGGTGGTGTATTTAGTTTTTTAATTGAGAAATTAATTGATTTGTTAAAAAATGGATTAAATCTTCTTTATAAATTAGTTTACGCTAAATTTTTGGCAGCAACTGGAAATCCAGTCATAGCACATTTGGCAGGAGTTGCTGCCCAAGAAGCAATGGTTATACCTGTAAAGGCACTTGAAGAAGAATTTGCGTGTATTGCAGGTGAAGCAATTGAAACTATGAAAAAATTAGTTTATGATATTTTAGATTCAACTATTGGGAATGTGGAGCGTTTTGTAAGTTGTGCAGCAGATCAATTTGCAGGTACTCTCATGAATTCAATAATTGGAGTACTAGAAACATCATTCGAAGGACCTTTAGGTGCAGTTGCAAATATTTTACAATTCTTTTCTGATTTTAATGTTGGCAACTTACTACGTGAAGCAATCGGAATACTTTCTGAATTTGGTGTAGGTTTTGCTTGTAATCAAAGTTTGGATAATTATAAGGGTCTTGTAAATGAATGGACTGTTGGAGGAGGACCATCTGGATCGGTATCAACACTGGCAACTTCACTAGTCAGCAATTATGCCAATATTCGTGATATCACAAACACTATTAACTCTGGCGTTGAATCAGTAACGGAATGTTTTACTGGGGCTTTGCAATTTGCAAGTCCACCAGTAGTAACTATTTTTGGTGGAAGAGGATCGGGTGCAACTGCAATCCCAATTTTTGGAAATCTTGTTACAAATCCAGATGGAAATACAACAGCAAGTGTGATTGGGGTACAATTAACAAATCCAGGATCTGGATATAAATTTCCACCATTTATAGAAATTGTAGATGATAATGATCAAGGATATGGTGCGGTTGCAAGAGCACTTATTAATTCTGATGGAGAAGTTGAATCCATTTATATGGTATCTGAAGGTGAAAATTATTCTATCGGAAACATTGCAGAATTCTCAGTTCTAAAAGTATTAGTCGAAGAAGGTGGAAGTGGATATGATGACTTAACAACTGTTGTAACTGATGATCTTGGAAATGAATATGATTATCAGATTGTTGATGGAAGTATCTATCAGGTCACACCTCTAAATAATATTGTTGATAGTCTCCCCAGTCTCACCATAGAATCTGATAATGGATTTGGTGCAATATTGCGTCCTGTTATAGGTGCTCTTAAAGAGTCTGGAAATATACCTGCTTCTCCAGATGCAAATTCAGCAAATCTCTTCTCACAAAAAGTTCAAGTATCCATAGATTGCCCAACATAAAATGGCAGAAAGAAACAAAAATATTTACAAAAGGCAGTTAATCAGTTTCAATCCAAACTTCAGGATTGATACTGCAAATCCTCAAATGGGTTTGACTGGAACTGATGTCTATAAAATATATGGTGTAACGGACAGTGGTGATAATCAGTCTTCAATTAGTTTAAGTAGTAGTGGTCTTCTAGGTCTTTATAATGACCGCACAATACAAATTTCTGGTGGAGCAAATCACGAGGAAGGAAGAGAGGATGTAGTTATTATTGGAAACAATGGAAATGTTTCTATTTCAGCAAATGGAATGATTCGTTTGTATGCTACGAATATTATGATTGAAGCAGAGGAAGATATTCACTTTAAGGCAGGAAGAAATATTTCAATGATGGGTGGTGATGGTCGTGTTGTAGTCAAAGGTCAAAGAGTTGATTTAAAAGGAACTAGTGGAAACATTCCATCCTTATTAAATATAGATTTTACAAGTAGAGTTTTTGAGGGTAGTTTTGTTGGACTTGATTTTATTAATAGTGCAGTTAGTGGAATTGTTGGTAATGTTATAGATACTGTAATTGACGCGGTAATTTAATATGTCAGAAGGTATTGGGACTTGTAAAAAAAATAATGAAAAAGAATTACTTCAGACTATTGAAGAAAGTCTAGAAAAATCTACGTCTTCATTATATAAAACTCCATCCGAAAATAGTAAATTTTATGGATTAGAATCTCATTTTAATAATGATGTCATTTTTTATAAGGATGTTACTATTCATGGTGAGTTAAATTATAATTTTATCAAAAGTCCAAACGCAGTATTTGGAAATTTAGTTGTACTTGGAGTTTCAACTTTTTTTGGATTTGCTGATTTTTATGATGGTGTTTATATTGATGATAACTTAAATGTTGCTGGAATAGTTACTGCAAGGCAACAACTGGATGTTG